TGTGGGATTTCAACCCTTCAACACAGAGAAGCGGTTTTCAAGCTGCTGATCCAGTATTCGGATATTAAATATGGACCCAGATGACTTCACAACAGACTTTGAAACTAACTTAGAGTCAGGCGAGTCCTCTCACATTGAGGACGTTACCTCTGAGAGTATGCATGATCCTAAGACGGGTCACATTATTAACTTGGTAATGGATCGTTATAAACGGGCAGAAGATGCACGTTATACAGATGAACAGCGTTGGATGGATGCGTACCGAAATTACCGTGGCATGTACAACAATGAAGTACAATTTACTGAAACAGAAAAGTCTCGCGTATTTGTCAAGGTAACTAAGACTAAAACATTGGCTGCATATGGTCAGATTGTTGACGTACTATTTGGTAGTCATAAGTTTCCCCTTGCTATAGACCCTACTAAACTACCAGAGGGTATAGCTGAGTCTGTACACTTTGATGCATCACCTCAAGCAGAACAAGGCATAGATCAACTAAAAGAGACCTTTTCGCCTTCTATGTTTAGTTCTGAGGATGCAAAGCTGCAACCGGGCGAAACATTGGATAGCTTGCGTGAACGTCTAGGTAGCATGGCTCAGAAACTTGAGCCTGTAGAAGATAAGTTAATTGAAGGACAAGGTACACTACCTACAAGTATTACTTTTAATCCTGCACTTGTTGCAGCTAAAAAGATGCAAAAGAAAGTACACGATCAGCTAGAAGAGTCAGGGGCTAACAAGCAACTGCGCCTAGCTGCCTTTGAGACTGCTTTATTCGGCACTGGTATTATGAAGGGTCCATTTGCTGTAAATAAAGAGTACCCTAATTGGGATGATGAAGGTGAGTATAAGCCAACCATTAAGACTGTACCATCTACTAGCCACGTTTCTATTTGGAACTTCTACCCTGATCCTGATGCTGCTAACATGGATGAGGCTGAGTATATTGTTGAGCGGCATAAAATGTCACGCTCACAGGTTCGTGCTTTAAAAGGTAGACCTTTTTTTCGTGATAACGCCATTGATAAAGCCCTTAGCATGGGTGAGTCCTACGAGAAGAAGTGGTGGGAGCAAGCAATGGAGGATGACGCTCAAAGCGGTAAAGCGGAGCGTTATGAAGTACATGAGTTTTGGGGCTTTGTAGATAGAGAAGTCCTTGAAGAGTACGATGTAGATATCCCTAAAGAGTTAAAAGATACAGAGCAAGTAAACGTAAACATTTGGGTATGTAACAACCAAGTTTTACGTCTTGTTATGAACCCATTTAAACCTGCACTTATTCCTTACTACGCTGTACCCTATGAGCTTAATCCTTATAGCTTCTTTGGTGTAGGTATAGCTGAGAATATGGATGACACTCAGACTCTTATGAATGGGTTTATGCGTATGGCTGTAGATAATGCAGCCTTAAGTGGTAATATGCTTATTGAAGTAGATGAAACTAACTTAGTTCCCGGCCAAGATTTAAGTGTGTATCCCGGAAAAGTCTTTAGAAGACAAGGGGGTGCGCCGGGTCAAGCTATTTTTGGCACTAAGTTTCCTAACGTGTCAGGCGAGAATATGCAGATGTTTGACAAGGCACGTGTATTAGCAGACGAGAGTACAGGTTTCCCTAGCTTTGCTCACGGTCAGACAGGAGTTTCAGGTGTCGGACGTACAGCTTCTGGCATTAGTATGCTCATGTCTGCTGCTAATGGTTCTATACGGAATGTAATTAAGAACGTAGATGACTATATGCTCAAGCCTTTAGGTAAAGCGTTCTTTAATTTCAACATGCAGTTTGACTTTGATCCTGAGATTAAGGGTGACTTAGAGGTACGCGCACAGGGTACTGAGAGCTTGATGGCTAACGAAGTGCGTAGCCAGCGTTTGATGCAGTTCTTGCAAGTAGCACAAAATCCTGTACTGGCACCGTTTGCTAAGATGGATTATCTTATTCGTGAGATTGCAGTTAGCATGGACTTAGACCCTGAGAAGCTTACAAACAGCTTACAAGACGCCGCTATCCAAGCGGAGATACTCAAGCAGTTCCAACAGCCTCTACCACAGCCGCCAGAGGACGGAGTTCCCCAACCAAGTACTACCCCACCCCAAGGCGCAGCACCCACAGGACAGGCTCCTACGGGGCCACAGGACGCATCAGGTGGAGGCGGCGGTAACATAGGTATAGGCTCTGCACCTGCGCCGGGAGAACAAGGCTTTACTGGAAGGCCACAATAATGAGCATAGGAGTTTTACTAGGTAAGCAGCTTGCTAGAGCTATTAAGGGTACAGGCGATAATGTAGCTGATGAGACTGTAGAGGCTTTGGGTAAGACTTCTGCTAAACCTGAACGCTTTGATCCTGAAGCTTTAAAGTCTGCGGCCAATCAAAACGACAAGTCAAGAGAAATACTTGTTGATATGCCTATAGAAGACTTTCTTAGAGTTTCAGAAAAAGTAAGTCCTGACGATCTGGCTAGGGCTGACTCAAGAAAAGTAACAAAAGAGCTTGTAGAAAAAGGTACGCCTTTTAGGTCTATTCCAAGTCTTACATTTGAAAACTTAGGGGATGGTACAGCAAAGGCTACAGGACATGAAGGGCGTCACAGAGCTATGGCTTTACTCGCTGCAGGAGAAGATACTATACCTGTAGTTTTAAAAAGTTCTGGCGGTAAAGGTGGGAGTATTCGTTGGGGCCAACAAAGTGATCCTGACAGTTTTGACTATATAGATGTATTACCTGACAGGCTAAAGAGTGAAGACACTGATGATGTAGTGCCTATGCCTGATGCTGCAAGAAACATACGTAAAAAAGCTTCAGCAGAGAACATCCGTAGCTTAGTACAAAGGCCAATCAACAAATGAGCCAACTAAAGAAACTTGCAAACGATAAACCCTTATGGGATGCTTTTGAGGCTGAACTAGAGGAGCGCATTCAGAGTAGTTACAAGACGTTCTCACAAACGGATGACCCTATAGTTATGAATAGAATGCAGGGTGCAGTACACGCTTTGACTGCGCTTAAACAATTGAGATTGAAGGTAAACGCTAATGGCTAATCTTGAACGTGAAACAGAGGAAGCATTAGGCCTTCCTCCTAGAACTAGCCCAGCTTCTAAAGCAATAAAAAAGTATAATGAATTAGAAGCGTCTGAAAAAACAGAACAACCTTTAAATTACAACAAACCTATTGTTAGTTATAATAAAACTAATAACTCTTCTGCTTCTGGAGAGCAAAAAGAGTCTTTAAACGTAGGCCCATTTACTTACAATTCAGGACGAAATAGTCTTACAGGTAACGCCTTTGTTGAAAAAAGGTCTACGCCTAATACTACTTACCCTGATGGTGCTGTTGTTAATACGCAAGGAAAAACTGTAGGGCTTGCAATAAATGGCAGACTGCTGCTTAATAAAGAGGGTGACAATTCTCTTACTGCAGGATTTAATAAAGTAAAGAATAAAAGTAATACTAACATACAGTTTCCTGATGGAGAAACACAACAGCTTAGTGATGGTGTCACAGTAAAAGGCTATGACTTAGGGGCTACTTTAGGGCGTTTTATTTTTGATGCTAGAAAAGATACTTCAACTAAAGGTAAAGACAGATACTCTGGAAAGGTAACTTATCTTTTAGGAGATAATGCAGATATATCTATTCAAGATTCAACTGAAGGAGACCCAACTTTAGCGTTTAACTTTCGTAAGTCTTTTAATCATGGGGGTCTTGCATCTGAGCATCAAGACAGTCAAATGGAAGATATGATGGGTTATCCTGCTGCTAGAGACCCTAGTATTATAGACCCTACTACAGGACAACCATATGATGATTCAAGTCGTAGGCGTCAGCAAGCTGAGATAACTCGTCAAGCTGATGTTAAAGAAAAGTTTCAACCTGTAGAACTTCCTAAGTTACTTGAAGAAAGAATAGAGAAAGCAGTTACTAAAGAAGTTAGTACAGATGATTTAGGGACTGCCTATGATGAGTATCGTAGTGCGGGGCGTAATCTGGATAGTTCTGGCAACGTAGTAGGCACTCTAGATAGTTTCGGTATGGTACGTGGCGCTAAAGAGCCTTTAAATCTTTCTGATGGTGAAACTCTTAGACCTGTACTGCGTACTGATAACTTTAAAAGTCCTATTGATAAAATAGTAGAATTAAATTATTTATTAACAGACCCTAGTATTAGAGACAAAACAAAAAGAATTGTAAGTGGTCTTGATGAAAATACTGAATTTGGTGAAAATGCCATTCAAGGTTTTTATGATAGCGTAGCAAAAGGTCAAGGTCTTAGTGCAACAGAAAACGCATGGTGTGCTGCTTTTGTGCATTACATTCTTACAGAATTAGGTGCAGATACAATAACTTCTGATGGTGGATATGATGCCCAGAGAGCTAGAAAGTACGTAAATTACGGTTCGCCTGTAGAAAATTTTAAAGATGCTAAAGAAGGAGATATTGTAATTTGGGATTGGCCTAGAAATGAACTAGGTGAAGTTGACTACGTTAATGGTAAACAAGATGGTGTAGGTGATCATGTAAGTTTTTATGCTGGTACTAGAATAACAGATCAAGATAACCCAAACATGATATCAGTTGTAGGTGGTAATCAAGGTAATAAAGTAACTTTAATGACCAGACCTAAAAAATACGTACTAGGTATTAGAAAAATTACTAAAAATGATATTAATGTAAGTTTAAGTAAAGACTTAGCAAAAAATAATCCTATATTTAAACAATTTGTTCCTAAATCTACTCCTGTTGAAGATATGAAATTAATGCAAACTCCACCTCTTGCCAATACTCAACAAACAAGTCCATTTAGTATTATTCCTAGTAGTTATAACGAAGGGGGAATGGCAATGAACGATCAAATGGTGGGTGCTTTTGAAAAAGGTGCTTTAATTTTAGACTTAAATAAAAACAATACAAATAAAAACAATACAGTAAAAAATTATGATCCATTAGAAGCACTTACTCAAGAATACAATATTTTAAGAGAAAAAGAAATAAAACGCATAGAAAGTGGTAATCTACAAAAACATGATTCTGGCAGTGTTGAGGATATGGATGAGTATGCTTATGAAAGACAAATTCTTGATTGGTTAAAAAGTAAATCTAAAGATCAACCTATTGGGGGGTATGATGCTAATGCAAATTCTTCTATTTTTAGTGACTTACCTAGTTTTTGGAAAGCACCACACGATCATGAACATTCAACTTTGGATGGCTTAGTAGACCCTAATAAATATAAAAGTAAATTTGATACTTATAGAGAGTTTTTTCGTAAAGTACCTGAAGAATACCTTAATAATCATCCAAATTCAGAAAATTTAAAGTTTATGCAAAAAGTATTTAAAGAAATGGATAGGCAAGAGCCTATGGTAGCTAGAGGTGGTTTAATAGAAATGAACGATCAAACACAAAGGGCTTTTGCGCTAGGCGGCGAAGCAGAAACAGTAGACCCTGTGTCAGGCAATGATGTACCTCCGGGATCGTTACCAGAGGAAGTAAGGGATGACATTGATGCCAAGTTATCTGAGGGGGAGTACGTTGTTCCTGCTGATGTTGTTCGTTTCTTTGGGGTAAAATTCTTTGAAGATTTACGTACAGAAGCAAAAATGGGCTTGCAACAGATGGATGCTGATGGTAGAATAGGCGGTGAACCTGTACAAGAGCAACCACAAGCACAAGAGGACAGTATGGACGTAGCTGAACTAAAGGCTGCCCTTTCGGAGTCAGGCATGTATGCTGGAGGTTTAACTGATGGTGGTAGCCTTGATACTTTTATTGATGACGCTTCTCGTAGTCCTATGGTTAACGGACGTATGAGAGCAAGTGGTGCTACAGTTAAGATGGCTGTTGGGGGTTTAGCTATAGGTAACTACGGGGATGTTACCAAGGTAGATGGCATTATACAAAAGCTTATGACTGCAGCTAACAAAGACCCTGCGTTAATGGAGAAGCTTGCCAGTAAAGGTATTATGGTTAACAAGACGGGCGCAGATAAGAAGTCTGCTGAAATGCAGCAAGCTAATAAACCTCAAGAGCCTATTGAGGCTGCAGAGGGTACTCTTGTGGATTCCAAGTTATCCCCTGCTGCATCTAATCCGTTTGACTTTGGAGGATATGATACTTTAGGCGGTGCATTATTTAAAGCGGGAGGTATAGAAAACCCACAGGAGACACTTGAAAAGACTTTCTTTAATAAGGGAGGTAAGCTAGAACAGATTGTTCTTATTGGGCCTAATGGAGAAGAGATACCTGTAGCTTGGAATACAGCTATGCCTATCCCAGAGGGTTACACTAGAAAAGCTACAAATGCCTATGGGGTACAAGCGGCTGCTAGTTCGGCTGCTACTGTTTCTCCTGTTGCTATATCTACGCAAGACACAAGACCAAGACAGACAGGGGATGACTCTAGGGTTGGGCCAGAGCCTGATCCTACATCAGACGGTGGTACATCTTTTAAGGGTTTTGATTATGACAAGGCTACTCTATCAGAATTGCAAGAGCATGTCGCTACAACAAGAAAGTACGCTCAAGCAGGTACAATAGCTGGTGTTATAGGTGGACCTATAGGTATGCTCATAGGTGTAGCTGCTAAAGTAAATCATGCAGTGGTAGTTAGACGGGCTGAGAATGAATTAAAAAAACGAGTAGAAGAAAAAGCAGCCGCTGCAGGTACAGTAGATGGAAAGGCTGCAACTCTTAGTGCAAGAACACTGATTGGGGGTGAATTTACTCAAGAAAAATTAGAAGATTTATTAGATGATTTACACATAAGAGATAATCTTACAGATAAAAAGAAAAAGCTAGGTCAAGCAGTGGTAGGCTCTATAGCTGATTTAATCTTTGATCCTATTGCAGACCGCATGGATAAGAACGCTGCAGATGCAATACAAGAAAAGATTGATGCAGATAATTCTATTGACCCTACTAACTTTCAGTTAAGCGTATCTGGTTCAAAAGCTCAAGAGGGCCTTTCAACCGTACAGCAAAGCCTTCTAGCTAAGACTCAACAACAAGCCGCTACTGATAGAAAAGAAGAAAAAGATCGTAAAGAAAGAGAGGCTGCACAAGCTGCAGCAGAACGCGCACAGGTGGCCGCAAACCTTAGATCAGCAGGTTATACTCCTGCCCCAAGAAAGTCGGGTGGCGATGATAACGGTGGCGGTGGTGGAAGCAGTTCCAATGTTGTTACTGTAGGTACTCCTACTACGCCTTCTGGTAGAAAAATGAGTACAACTGCCGCAAGTAATTTATCTACAGCAAGATCAAAAAACGAGGCGGCAGGTGGTTATACTGGTGGTGGTAAATATGGCGGCTTTGAGAGTGGCGGCTTAGTTTCTGCACCAGCAGCTAAACAAAAGAAAAAACAAACAACCCAGCGAAGAAAGGGTCTAGGTACTAGGCCATAACTACAAAAAGGAAAACTAATGCCACCAGAACTAACAACTATGGAGAAACCTAAGACAGCAGGTTTTGTAGATAGCAATTACCGCAATGCCAATGCACGACGTATTGCTGAAGAAGAAGCTGAAATGGCTAAATTTGATGCAGCCCAACAGGAGGGCGGTGAGCCACAAGAAGAACAGCAAGCAGAACCAGAAAGTGTTGCAAAAGAGCAACAGGTTGACGCTAAGGAGCCTGACACAGGGGAAGAACGCACATACAAGAAACGGTATGATGACATTCGCAAGCTTCAAAGCAACACTGCAGCGGAGCTAAAGGCTATCAAGGCTCAACTAGAGAATGCCAAAGAGCAAGGCATTGTACGTCCACCAAAGAGTGATGAAGACATTCAAGCTTGGGCTGACAAGTATCCTGACGTTGCAGCTATTGTTGAGACTATTGCTGAGAAGAAAGCACAAGAGAAGTTTAGCTTTGCAGAAGAGCGTCTACGTGAAATAGATGAAATGTCTGCAGAGGCTAACCGTAGTAAATCTATGGATGCTATTCGTGAATCACACAGTGACTTTGATGATCTCAAGGAAAGCGATGAGTTTCACGATTGGGCAGGAGAGCAACCTAAGTGGGTACAGGATGCTTTGTATGAAAACCAAGATGATCCACGCTCTGTAGTACGGGTTATTGATCTATATAAGGTAGATAAAGGTTTAGACACTAAGTCACGCAAAAAGTCATCTAAGGCTGCTGCATCTGCAGTTGTAACCAAGCGTACAACCAAGCCTACACAGGCTGAGACTGATGTTTCGTTTACTGAATCCATGATTAGCAAGATGTCAATACATGAGTTTGAGAAAAACCAAGACGCTATTATGGAAGCACAACGGTCAGGTAAATTTATTTATGATCTTTCTGGGGGTGCAAGGTAAATAAAAGCTTGACAACAAAAGATTACTAAGTATAACTATACATACGAATTACTACTTTGGGAAGCAAGCCCTACTTTATTGTAGCTACCTTGCTTCTCAATTACTACTAAGCAACAACATATTAGTTAAGACCTACCTGAATTTACAGGCCCGTTATTGTAACGCCACCCTTCAAAATGCAGCCTCTTCAACTTGTGTTAAGCTTACTTAAACCTAAGCCAAACATTCAATGGAGGATTCATTATGGCTTTTACAACAGCATCAGGTTATGGGAATTTACCAAACGGTAATTTTAGCCCTGTAATCTATTCAAAAAAAGTACAGCTTGCATTCCGCAAGAGTACTGTATGTGGCGATATCACTAACTCAGACTACTTTGGCGAAATTGCAGCCCAAGGTGATACCGTTAAAATCATCAAAGAACCAGAAATCTCTGTAAGCGAATATGCGCGTGGCACGAATGTCACAGCACAAGATTTACAAGATGAGGATTTTTCTCTGGTTGTAGACAAAGCGAACTACTTCGCGTTTAAGATGGACGATATTGAAGAAGCACATTCGCATGTGAACTTCATGGACCTTGCAACCAATCGTGCTGCATATCGTCTTGCTGATCAGCATGACCAAGAAGTTCTTGGCTACATGTCTGGTTACAAACAGTCTTCTTTGCACTCACAAGCTGATGCACTGAACACTACTGTGAACGGTACTAAAGCAGTATCAACTGCTGGTTCTAACGAACTGCTTTCCTCTATGCAACTGCATAAGGATGACTTTGGCAACATCACTACAAGCTCTGCAGGAACACACTCTATTCCTCTGGCTGCACGTTTGCCCGGTGCTACTGCACTTCCAACTGCTACGGCTTCACCAGCAATGGTTGTTGCTCGTATGGCTCGTTTGCTTGATCAACAGCAAGTTGACAAACAAGGCCGTTGGATTGTAGTTGATCCAGTATTCATGGAAATTCTTGCTGATGAAGATTCACGTTTCATGAATGCAGATTTTGGTGAATCAGGTGGACTGCGTAATGGTTTGACCATTAGCAACTTCCACGGCTTCCGTGTATATTCCTCGTCTAATCTACCAGCGGTAGGTACAGGACCGGGTACTACTGGTACTGCCAACCAACTCGCTAACTTTGGTGTTATCGTAGCTGGACATGATTCTGCTGTAGCAACTGCCGAGCAGATCAATAAAACAGAAACATATCGTGACCCTGACAGCTTTGCTGACATTGTTCGTGGTATGCATCTATACGGTCGTAAGATTCTTCGTCCAGAAGCAATCGTTACCGCCCGTTATAACGCAGCGTAAGGGAGGCATAAAACATGGCACTTGGTGATAATACACTTCAATCGGCACGTGGTAACACACAACGTGGCCGTAATCCTTACATGGTGCAAACCGTACTTAACCTAGCAACTGCTTTGTCTGACAAAGGTTCTGCTCTTGCAGCATCTGATGTCATTCCAGTAATTGCTGTCCCTAAAGGGAACATGGTTCTTAATGCAGGTATCGAAGTAGATACTGCTAGTGATGGTTCTACCTTCACTGTGGACCTTGGTATGGTTGACGCTGATGTATTTGTTGATGGCTTTGATGCTACTTCAGCCGCTGCTGTTGTTGCACAAAATCCAGCAGCATACCAGCCCGTAATGGCTGTTGCAGATGACAACATTGATCTGACTATTGCTACACTTTCTGGTGGTGCAGTAAGTACAGGTAAATTGCGTATTTGGGCAGTTATGATGGACTGTTCTGATATGGGTCAAGATATGACTGCTAATGAAGTAGATCGTGACTACCTAGCTTAAATACACATAAGGGGCTGGCTTTAGGCTGGCCCCTTGTTTCTACACTAAGGATAGATAATGTCTACTTTTATTAACTTAACCAATGAACTGTTGCGAAGATTGAACGAGGTTCAAATTGACCAAGCTGACTTTGGTTCGGTTAAGAATGTGCAAGCACTAGCAAAAGATGCTATTAACTCTTCCTTAAGAGAACTTTTACAAGATGCTCAAGAGTGGCCTTTTACCTTAGTTACATATGAACAAACATTATCTTCGGGAACAAAAGTTTACGATTTTCCTGCAGACTATTCTAAAGCTGATTGGGATACTTTTTATATTAAACAGCTTACTTCTAAAAATAACAGCCCACAAAAACTAAACCTTATTACCTATGATCAGTATTTAACTAGTCATAGAAGTGTAGAGGATACTAGTGGTACAGGTGGGTATACTAACCCTTTAAATGTTTACATGACACAAGATACTAAGTTTGGTGTTACGCCTATTCCAGATGACTCCTACGTAGTAGAGTACAGGTACTGGAAATATCCAGCAGACTTAGTTGCATATAGTGATACAGCAGTAGTACCTGATAGATTTAAACACGTAGTTATTGATGGTGCAATGATGTATATGATGAGTTTTAGATCTAATGATCAATCCTCAGAACTTCACAAAAAGAAATTTCAAGACGGAATAAAAATGATGAGAAGACTTTTTGTAGATCAATCTGTAAATGTTATTTCTACCATGCTAATTCCTGCTGGTGGAACTTCTGTTTTTAAATCTAATGTAATATAAGATGGCAGATCAACTACAAACATTTGCTGCAGTTTGTGCCGGGGGTCTTGTAACTAATGTTGATCCTCTTACACAATCTGCTCAAATGCCGGGAAGTGCTGTAAGCCTAATTAATATGGAGCCTTCACTAGAAGGTGGGTATAGACGCATTAGTGGATTTTCTAATGGTTATGGGACAGTCTCTGGTACAGGCAAAGTTCTTGGTCTTGCTGTTAATGGGGAAATAAAACAAGGTATCTTTGCCACACGTGAGCCTTCTTCTGGTAGTAACTACCTACATTGGTACAATCATTATTACACAGTAGTAGTAACAGATAATCAATCTGCTAGTTTTACTATAGGTGAAACTGTAACTGCTGTAGTAAGTTCTTCCGACAACTCTAGTACAGGTATTACTGCTACTGTTATTTCTAAGACAGCTAACGGATCAGGTAATTCTATAGTATTAAACTTTGGTAGACTACCTTCTTCTGTTTATGCTTCTGGCAATGTTTTAACAGGAGGAACATCTACTCACTCAAGCACTGTAGTAGGAACACCCACTGTTATTGGGTGGAATGCAGTAGACAGTTCTTTTGTAGCAGATGATCCAGATGGAGTATGTGCTGCACAAACAACAGGTGGAGCAGCTAATCTTACTTTAAATGGTGCGTTAGCAGATAGTGGGGCTATTAACTTTTACACTGCTGCTTCATTACAACCAAGAAAACTAACTATAACTGGGTTGGCAGGTAATGATAACTCTGGTGTGACCTTTACTATAACAGGAACAGACTCATCTGATATTGCACAAACAGAGGCTTTAGCAGGACCAAACGGTGCAGTCACTATAAGCAGTACAAAGTATTTTAAAACTATTACACAGATAGCTGCAGGTGGTGCTGTTACAGGAAACATTACAGCAGGTTCTGGTGCAGGTGAGTACAGACCTACTAACCCTAGCTTCACTGATATAGACATTGTAAGGTTTTCAAAACATAACTGGTTTGAAGAAGTACTAATACTTACTGATGGTGTAAATCAAGCTGCTAAATATAATGGTACAGACTACGTAAAGTTATACCATGCAAATGCACCTTCTGCACCAAAGTTTTCTAGTGCCTTTGCAAACCATTTGTTTTTAGCAGGGGATTCCACTTACCCTTTTAATCTGTATTTTTCTTCTCCTTTAAATGATACAGATTTTGATCCTGCTAATGGTGCTGGGGTAATTAATGTAGGTTTTTCTATTACTCAAATTATTGGGTTTCGTAATCAACTATATATCTTTGGTCAAAATGCTATTAAAAGATTAGTAGGGGATAACTACTCTAACTTCTTACTTGAAAATGTTACTAATGACTTGGGTTGCGTAGCATCAGATAGTGTGGTAGAATTTGGTGGTGATATTATTTTCTTGGGGCCGGATGGTATCCGTCCAGTATCAGGTACAAATAGAATTGGTGACGTTGAACTTGAAACTGTATCCAGAGAAATACAAAAAACTTTTGAAAACTATTCAATCAATGAAGATGTAACAAAACTTAAAGCTGTTGTTGTAAGAAGAAAGTCACAGTTTAGATTATTCTTTGAAGCTAATACTTCTCTTTCTCTTATAGGAGCTATTCGTAAAAGTCCTACTGCTCAGTCTACTTTTGAATACAGTCAGCTTGTAGGTATAGAAGCTACTGCTGTAGCTAGTGGATACATAGGACAGTTTGAGTTTGTACTTCATGGTGATAGTACAGGTAAAGTACATAGACAAGAAACAGGCAATAATTTTAATGGGTCTGATATTTTAAGTGTTTATCAAACTCCGTATTATTTTATGGGTGATACAGACATAAGAAAAATATTTTATAAAGTTAAAACTTACCTTAAAACAGAAGGTGAAACAGAAATTTCTTTAGGTATTAATTACAACTTTGGTGATTCAGAAATAGCTACCCCTTCTAGTTTTACCCTTACAACAGAAGGGGCTGCAGTAACTTTTGATGATACAGGTACGACTTATGATGAAACAGATATTTATGATGGCAACCCTTCGCCAATAAAAAGTACTTCAGTTAGTGGGTCAGGAGATTCAATCTCTATGACTTACGTTACAAATAACACAAGTCCTAGCCACACTATTCAAGCGGTTACGGTGACTTACGGATTAGGTGATAGGAGATAACACATGGCAGGTTACGCAAGACAGTCATCGGCAGATATTGTTGCAACAGCCGTTGTACGTGCGAACCCATTGAATGTAGAGTTTAACGCTTTACGTGATACTTTTGCATTAGCTACAGGACACACACATGATGGATCAGCTACAGAGGGTGGTTATGTACCTCTTATTGCTGACTCGGACGCACTAAATAAAATAGTTATTGACACTAGCAATAATAGAGTTGGAGTATTTGTTGAGGTATCTAATGCTGCAGTAGAGCAAATACGTATTCAAGATGGTGCTATTGTTCCTGTAACAGACAGTGATATTGATTTAGGTACAAGCTCGTTAGAATTTAAAGACTTATTTCTTGATGGTACTGCACACATAGATACACTTGATGTAGATGCAAATGCTGGTATCATAGGTAATTTAACAGTAAGTGGCAACACCACTCTTGGTGATGCAGCATCCGATACAGTCACTGTTACTGCTGATGTAGCTTCACCCCTTATTCCTTCTACTGATGATACGTATGACCTTGGTGCTAGTGGCTCTGAGTGGCGTAATTTATACATTGACGGTACTGCTAATATTGATGCACTTGTAGCTGATACTGCAGATATTAATGGTGGTACTGCTGATGGTGTAGTTATAGGTGGCTCTAGTGCTGCTGCTGGTACATTCACTTCTTTAACTGCTACAGGCACTTCTACACTTACTACTGTTGATATTAATGGTGGTGCTATTGATGG